GGCCGCGTGGCAAACCAGCTGGACCAAACCATTGGAATGATACTTGATCGTTATATGCAATTGTTCTTAGTGCAATGTGACTTGCTGGAGCAAGAACAGTTTGACCATCAACATTGGTTGTTACTGCATGTGGGTAATATACACCAACATTGTAGTTCTTAGTTGTTAGTCCATCTTCTCCGTCTGCATCAGCTAGTGATGTTGACCATGTTACTGCTTCAGTTGGAGTTAAACGGAATGGAGTATCAACAATAATGAATGCAGTTTCTTTGCGATCAATATTGAGTGTGTTCATTTCGTCTGCTAGCTCTGGGTAACCAGGTGCTGCAATAAGGTTGAAAAATACAGTTTCTTGTCTTAGATCTGTATTTCCAGATAGTGCAGCTTGCATTGCTGAAACAATAACTTTACGCTGGGCTCTACGACCAAAACTACCTCTTCCATCTGGCTGATTGGCACTTGCTGTCTCCCAACGAGTGGTAGCAGAACTGTACTGTTTAACATTGTTACCACTTGCGGCCAAGTTAATTAGTAGCATTCCATCTGGGTGTACTAATGGATCAGGTGCAGTTGTAAATGTTACACCAGTGTTTGATGTCGGAGGACTTGTTGTGAAGTCTGCCGGGTGCAGATCAGCAAATACAACACCGTTTGGAGTTGTTTGATCAGTTGTATCACGCAATACCCACTGTGCGCCACTATACACATAGATAGTGAAGTCATCTTCGTTTGAGTCAATCCAGATATCGCCTGGTTGTAGTGCATTAATACCATTGCTTTGTGTAATTGGTGCACCTGTTGTAATTTGAACATCACCGGTAGTTGCGTTCCATGCATTTGTTCCTTTAACATAAATGTCAAAGTACAATGTTGCATCGTACCATAGTGTACCGTTTGGTGTCGGGCCAACTGGCGCACTATCACTTGCTTGGTATGAAAGAACAGTCCAACTTGAACCATCCCAACGACGAGGAGCAAACTTAGCATCTGCAGCTGTTAGCTCTACCCAAATATCACCAACTGTTGGTAACGCAGGCTGTGTGGTTGAAATAGATGGAACTACACCTTGCCATTGATTTGCGGCTGCGCTCCACACTTTAATGCTTGGATTGAAACCAAAGTTTGGTGTTGTAATTTTAAACCAAATATCGCCTGCAGTTGCAGCAGGTACATTGTAGTGTTCGCTTACTGTAACAAGTTCACTTCCGCCTGTTGCTGTATTAATTGCAGTTTTTTCTGCAGCAACCCAGTTACCTGCAATCTTTTTAAGGATCTGGTTGTTTGTGGTGCTTGTATCAACACCATAATCACCATTGGCGCCGTCACCGGCTCCTGGTGTTGTTGCATATACAGTAACAGTTTGTTCAATCCAATCTGTGCCGTCTGCTTCAAAAATACCGTATACTGTGCTTTGTGTATCTAGCCAGTATGTGCCATCAACAGGATCACCTTTTGGTTCGTCTGCTGTTGCAATAAGTTGTGCAGTATCAATATCTGCACGAACGATGTATGCTCTGTTTGCGGCTCCTAGGAAACTATGTGCTGCTAGTAGACCATACTCGTTTAATTCACCACCGTGAACTGAATTAGCACCGTTCTTTTGGAAATAAGGATTACCAAATGTTTGTGCTAGTTCGAATTGACTAGTAACCAATTGTGGGTTATTAGCCTTTGCTTGAGTTGTGCCTGCAGCCATACCTGAACCGCTAACATGTGCTCTATCTTGTTGTGTTGCCACAACCAATAGTGGTACAGTGCCAGCGCCAGCTGAACCATAAAATGATTCGTCTGTTACTGTAACTGCTACGCCTGGGGAAACTAATGTAGCCATAGTTTTCTACTCCTTTATATGTTAGCCTTCACGCTACACATATTTATTAGTTTTAGAAAAAAATGGCTGGTTTTTGAGTTATCTTAGTAGTTTACTCGGTGAGAGATAGAGATATTTCTATTTTTTCTTAGATAGAATATTGTTCATAAGCATATCAACATTCAGTTTAAGTCGGTTTAGATCGCCGTTATTGTCAATAGTGTAATCGCACATCCACTGCTCAATGCTCATTGAACTAGGATCTTCCTTAGGCAAGTGATTACAGCGATCTACCCAAATAGCATAATCAAATATTTCTTCATTTTGCATTGCAAAAAATTCACGGCGATTACGCAAGCCGCAGTAGATATCGTGTTCTGCAAATAGGTTACGGCCTAACTTTGCTAGGTCGTCTTTGCAATAGTCGTGTATCATATTGTACCATTCAACGCGATGATTGTGCCTGTCATTGTAGCACTCTTCTTCGTTTGCATAGCCGTAGGTGTGTTTGAGATCGTTAAAGATAAACAGCTCTGAGCAAAATTTAGAACTAGATTGAAAAGTGTATCTGTATGATTCTAACATTTCGCATACGGTGTCTTTGCCATGACGGCCGTGTCCAACCACTAGCAGTTTAGGTAAATGCATATAGAACTCCTATTGTTCTAATTAGTATATATTCGTTAAAGGGGATTGTCAATCAATTTCAGGAAACAGGCATTCGTGAATAAACTTGTTTACATCATCAGGATCGAGGCCAAGACTGGCCATAACTTTAGGCGTATGTGGATTTTGTTTTTGGAAATGGCAATATCTGTTTTGCTTTTCCTTTGACAATGCATAGTCTGCATCATTTTGATACTGTGCAAGTTCATCAAAGTACATGTCTAAATTGTCCAATGCCATTTGACAGACTTGATCCATCTCTTGTTCAGTTTGAATATTACCAGCAGCAACCATCCTAGGACTAAAAATTGCTTGGGCCCAATCAGGCAACTGACGCGGTTTACTCCATTCGTATTCGCTTACAACATCCGCAAACAACTGAACCATGTCATGGTTCCAGTCCACTGTAGGAGAATAATCATGAAACGCACCAGTTACCTTTTTGGATCCACAGATTATATCAAATCCATAGATAGGTGCGCTACTTCCTAGTGTAGGGAATACACAAATATGTGTCATATAAAGACCTTTTGTGTTTCGTGCATCTACACTATCAATATGCGCTCGGCGAAATGTATCGCCTTTATATACTTTATTCAACCATGCAAACTCAGGATCGTCATGTGTTTCTACTCCCATAGAAGCACACTTAGCAATAATCTTTTGTTCACACTCTATAATTTTATCAAACATCGACATTGGGTACAATTTCCTCAAACATTTTAGTTGCAAATTCAAAACAACGATTAGCTTCTGGAGCCATGTCGTCGTTGAGTAGTTTACGCATTTCTGCAATCAACATATCTTTTTCTTCAAATTGATACATCTTGCCGCTGCCTGGTACTCTCTTTGCAATCATTGAGCCGCCATACATGTCGCCAAAATGGCGTACATACATATGTGCTAGTTGACCAGGCCTGTCTAGATCTTGTACATGCTTGATATACTGTTTGGTAACATCAAGCATTTCAAATGTGCCACCTTTACCAGTAACTGTATAGTCACCTGGGATATTATCCCACATTTTATATTTGTTTACTAGTTCCCACACATCGTCTAATATGTGTGTTGCTCGTTTGATTGTATTCAACGAACCTAGATCTATTAGATCTTCTAGTGCTTTATAACAGAGGTATTGGTTGTAGAGAAACTTAGCATACAGAGCAGGATCAATATCTCCGCTCATTAAAATCTTTGCAAATTGATTTCGTTCTGCTTTTTTGTGGTTTTCCCAAGTTAGTTCTTTGAGTTTACTCACTGTGTGCTATTAACCTATAATAAATGATAATGGGGTTGAACCGTCACTGTACAGTGTTAGTTCCTGTTCTAGTTTGTCGATGTCTGCTAGTGCATCGCTTCTAAGTGCATCACTGTTAAGTGTTGTACCGCCTTGTGGTCCTGCAATTTGTGCAAATTTACCTCTGGCTTCTGCTAGAATTAGTCTTGCATGTGCATATGCATAGTCTTTGATCCATACACCTGCATATGTGTCTGCTAACAATACTTCGTCTGGTCGATAGTTATACACATGTAATATAACATCATCGTCGCCTTTGATCTTACGATGTACTGTTAACTTCTTGCTTGTCGTGTTCCATGTAAATGTGTAGTTTGCACCAAACATTCTTCCTAGGAGTTCCACATGTTGTGCTAGTGCATCGTATACACTAAGCCCGCCTGCTCTTCCACTGTGTAACAAGTATGTGTTCAAATATGCCGCTTCAAACGGTTCAATATCAACACCACTTGTCATACTTGTTCCTGCACGACGATATAGTTGTTTAACTTCAATAATTTCTTGAGGGAGTGTGTATTCACTTACTCCTTCTTTGAGTGTAAGCACAACAAATGCTTCTTCGACGGCGTTTTCACTACGCTGTCTATATTTTTGTACACTCTTGTTAATGGCTAGCTCGTAGTGCTCTGGATCGAGTTCTACATCAACCATTCCTCCGCCTAGACGAAGTTCTATTTCTTTTGTTAAATCATCACGCAGTGCCATGTGCATTTTCTCCTGTGCAAGTATTTATCCTACTTGAACACTTTTAAGATAACACAATGTTCGTTCATGCGTCCGTTTAGTTTTGTCTCTGTAGCATTGATAGATTTAAACTCTTTAAGAGCTTTAGTCTTTGTACTAGTAAACAATGCCAACTGTTCGTTTGGCTTGCGAAGTGTTTTTTGCAAACTGTTTTCTTCTTTAAAGCCCTCAATGGTTGTACCTTTAACACCGAGCCCACCTCTGCCTAATCCTCTCGGATCCATGTTGCTTGCTTGATAATAGCCAACTTTGCGATTCTTAGTGTTAAAGATTACCACATACTCTGCACCTACAATGTCGGTTGGCTTAACACTGACAATACCATATGCAGTATCGCTTGCTTTAAACTTGAGTTTTTCAACCAACTTGTCAGCACTCTTTTCTTTTACTTTGCGAGGTTTTTTGTTGAGCTTTTGCTCGCCAATGATAATATCGCATGCGTCTACAATCTTTTTATATACCTCAAGCGACTGTTTCTTTTCTGCCGTTGACAAATGACTGTATCCTTCAATCAACTGATCATACAAGTCATCACCTTTGCGTTTTGGACCAAGCAGTTCTGCAAATTCATCATACTCTGGTTCATAAAACTTACGAATAAGTCTAGCATGATTTGCTTTTGCTTGTGCTTTACGCAACATGCTTAACGGTGCAAAGTTCTTAACATCCAATGTTTTACGATCTCGAATCCACTCTTCTACAGTGGTATCAATTTCTTCGGCCATTGCAACACTGGCTTCTCGCATTTTTTCTTGTATAGTTGGTACATATACATTTGCATTGGCTTTGTCTTCTTTTTTCTTTTCTTGTTCAATACCAGTGCCTACTTCAACTAACTCATCTATGTTCTTCTTAACAAAGTCGCTTGCTGGCTTTAGAGTGCCTTGTGTGCCAGCAAGACTTTCCCAATGTTCGTTCCATGCAGGATGCACATCTGGCATGCCAAGATTGAGCATTCTAGCAATGTATGATGCTACAATGCTCATTCTACCAGTAGGAGCAGTTCGTGCTTTTTGGATATCTACTTTAGAATATCCGTTGCGTTTCATCCATTCAAACAGATGTGTATACAACTCTGCAGGTTTAAAGTGTTCATAATAAAATGTACTTGCAGCACGCCGGAAGTTATGGAACTTTTCTCCGTCCCACGCTTCTGCGCCAGTCCAATCAGGTTCTTGTAGTTTAGAACCAAGTTTTACCCTGGGTGCTGAGCGAACTGTTTTCTTTTTGCGGGTGCCTATAAGTGATTTTACTGAAGCCATAGTGAAATTCTCCTGTCCTGTGCTCTTATTTACTAGTGTAGCACCATTATATAGTTTGTCAACCGATAAATACATTAAACAGAGAGTAGACATATGCCTAGACTTTCATTATGGCGTGAGACCAAGGGAAACGACTATAAGTTCCTTGATCGCACAATTAGAGAACAATTTTTAATCGGTGGTACCGGTGTTTATGTACACAAGTACCTAGGGCCGGACGATTCTGCTGGTTATACTGGTGACCCTAGCAAGCCTAACTACCTTGCAGGCGAAAAAGGTAACACTGAAACCACAGGACCAAGCGGATCAAACGAAACACACATTCAAGACCTACTGTTCCTTGAAAACAGAGATCGCAAATATGATCCAGATATTTACGAATTGCGTGGAGTATACAATGTTGGTGATCAAGACTTTGATCTAACACAATTTGGTTTGTTCCTAGCAAACGATGTTGTGTTCATGACATTCCATATTAATGATATGGTTGAAAAACTCGGACGCAGACTAATGGCTGGCGATGTGATAGAGTTACCACATTTAAGAGATGATATGCTATTAGATGATGGTGCATCAGCGATTAACAAGTTTTATGTTATTCAAGATGCAGCCAGAGGTGCAGAAGGTTATAGTCAGACATGGTTCCCACATATTTGGAGAATCAAAATGTCACCAATGACAGATGGTCAGGAATACAGAGATATTATTGGATTGAGCAGCGAAGAAAATAGTCTAGCAAGTATGTTAAGTACTTTTGATCAAGAAATTAATATTTCAGATGCAGTTGTAGAAGCAGCTAATGCAGCTGATCCAATTGGTGTTCCTCTCAAAGAACAATTGTTTGGTAATGGCCTCAGAGATGAATCTGTTACAACTGGTGGTGTTGTTGACAACAATGTTAACTATACCAGTTACAATGAATATATGGGCGAAACCATAGACGGCGGTATTACATTCCCGCAAGATCCATTCGAAGGTATGTTCTTTGTTAGAACAGATTACAGTCCAAATAGACTGTTTGTTCGTAGAGGTAGCAAGTGGCATAGATTGTATGACAACATTCCTGGTACGCAGACTTGGACTAACAGAACATATAACGGTGACACATTTATTAACAATACCGAAACAACAGTGGTGTGTAATACTGAAGAGCCTACTAGACAGCCACTGAGCAAGGTGATGACACCAAAAGCAGATAATTATGCCGACGACCAAACTACTAGCACTCCACCATATATGGATAGTGGTTATGTTGACGACGGATATGTAGATTAAGGAAAAGATTATGTCTATTACACTTAGAGGAACCAAAGGTTCTACGCTAACACACACAGAACTAGATGGCAACTTTAGTCAACTCAGTGTTGATGTAGGACTAGTAGCAGGACGAGTTGCTACACTAGAAAATGCGGCAAATGCGTCAATACCATATCCTGCAAACGCAGGAGTATTATGGGACGGCGTTGCGCCAACAACAGTAGATGGTGCGATAGATAGATTAGCATCATATACACAAGATTTTGCAGTAAGCACAGATGCACATTGGGCTGATCCTAATCCTGCTAGTATAGCTCAAGCAATAAATAGACTTGCTGCTGCAATATATGCGCTTAACGGTAATACAGGAATTTAAAAGAGATAGCATAACATGCAATATTTTTACGATGAACAAATAAGACGATACATCCAACAGTTTATTCGACTGTTTGGTGGATTCAGTGTTAAGATGGGTAGAGACAAAAACGGCAACGAAGTGTTTCAGAGAGTGCCTGTTAGGTATGGCGACATGAATAGAATGGCAGCAGCCATTATTAGAGGTAATAGCGAAAATACCATTAACACTACTCCGTTCATGAGTGCATATATTACTGGTATGGCATTAAAGCCTGATTATAGAGCAAACCCAACACATGTCGAAAAAGTGCGTGTGTACGAGCGAGGATTTGACCATGAGAATAATCAATACACAAACGATATAGGATGCGGATACACTGTTGAAAGACATATGCCTGTACCATATGACATAACTATGCAGTTAGATATATGGACATCAAACACTGAGCAAAAACTTCAATTGTTAGAACAGATTATGGTGTTGTTTAATCCTAGTCTAAATATACATACCAGTAATAACGAGTTTGACTGGTCGTCCCTTACATATGTTGAATTATCAAATGTGGTTTGGAGTATAAGACAAATTCCACAAGGAGTCGATGACATTATTGATGTTGCTAGTCTAGAATTTAACTTTCCTGTGCTGATCAATCCGCCGGCAAGAGTACGCAAACAAACAATCATTCACACTATAATTAATAAACTACAAGAAGTTGATGTTAACTCAGACGACTTAGACTTGTTTGAACAAGGTATTCCTATTAATGCGCCAACACAATATACATTAGTAGCACTAGACGATTATCAAGTACAGTTCTTGAATGGGGAAGCAACAATATTAACAAAGGCAGGCGCACAAGTTGACAGCAACGGTAATCTACTAGATTGGGAAAAGATATTAGAAAGTTTTGGACATTTAAGACCGGGCATCTCAAACATGCGGTTTAAAAGAACCAAAGACCCTATTGCATACGACAGTGATGTAATTGGTACATTACAACTGCATCCTACCCAAACAAACAAGTTAATAGTAACACTAGATGCAGATACTTTACCAAGTAATACTTTACCAACTGTTGATGCAATTATTGACCCTACCAAGGCAGGACCTGGAACAGGCGGTATTCCAGCTGCAAGTGCAGGGCAACGATATCTTGTATTAGACAACATTCCAAGCGGAAC